AAAGATTACAAAGCAACGTAACGTTCTATAGGAGCAAAATAGATGGCAACATTCAGCCAGCTGACGTCAGAGGTACAGAGTAACCTACAGGGCTATTCCCTGCGCCAAGACCGCATTACGTGGGTGGCAACAGCAGGTGGCATTTCGGCTACTTCGCTTACCATCAAGATCGGTTCAGCAGATAACCTTGCTAAAGGTATCGTGCAGATTGATAACGAACTTATCTGGGTCAACTCATTCGACCGACAGAACCTCACGCTTAACGTGGCTCCTGGCTTTGGTCGTGGCTATATGGGTACAACACCAAGCCCACACGCAGAGTATGCACAAGTAATCCTTACACCTACATTCCCAATCACAATGATTCAGCAGGCTATCAACGACAGTATCAACTCCTTGTACCCGAAGTTGTTCCAAGTCTCATCAACTACCTTTACCTTCAACGCAGCACAGATTGCATACCCACTACCAGATGATGCACGTGATGTGCTCTACGCATCGTGGCAAACACCTGGTCCATCAAGAGAGTGGCTACCTATTAACCGCTGGCGTATTGACCGTATGGCAAACGTCGCATCATTTAACACTACGAAGACGGTGAATCTCTATGAAAAGATTGTCCCTGGTCGTACGGTCCAAGTCTATTATTCCACTATCCCAAGTAATCTCACTAACGACAATGATGACTTTGCTGCTGTTACAGGCCTACCGGAATCATCAAGAGATGTCGTTACTCTTGGAGCTGCGTACAGACTCCTCTCTTACATTGATACCGGTCGTATTAACCTATCCAGCGCAGTAGCAGATTTAGCAGATACCAAGCTGCCATCAACTGCTGGTGCTTCTGCATCTAAGTACATCTTTGCGCTATACCAACAGCGCTTACAAGAAGAGTCAACCAAACTTCAAGACCGATTCCCAATCCTTCTCCACTACACCCAATAAGGAAAACCTATGACCCGTCTGTATAGCTCCGTCTCAGTTGAGACAATTCTTTCTGCCAGTATTACCAGCTCGCAGACCTCAATGGCTGTGTCTACTGGTACTGGTTCCGCACTCCTTGGTGGTGTAGTCCTTGCCGCTGGTAACGTAGACCAGTTCACAGTTGCTATCGATCCTGACACTGTCAACGAAGAAATCTGTTTTATCACTGGTAACTCTGGCGATACATTCACAATCGTTCGTGGTCGAGCAGGTACATCTGCTATTACACACGCATCAGGTGCCACAGTACGTCACGTACTTACATCCGATGACCTTGACTATTTTAATACTGCAATTCAGCCAACACAGTTAACCGCTAAGGGTGCGCTGATTACAGCAACCGCTGCGTCAACTGTATCTACGCTTTCAGTAGGTACAAACGGACAGGTACTCACCGCAGACTCTACAGAGGCTAGAGGAATCAAGTGGGCTACACCATCGTCACTACCGTCACAGACAGGTAACGCTGGTAGATATCTCAGCACAGATGGAACTACAACATCTTGGGCTGCAGCGGTGGCAACGCTAAATGTAACCTTTAATGCTCAGACTGGTACAACTTACAGCCTAGTAGCAGGGGACGTTAACAAGTTAGTTACCCTGTCTAACGCAGGCGCTATTACCCTGACTGTACCTAACGGTGTCTTCACTGTAGGCCAGCAGATTAACATTCAGCAACTTGGCGCAGGACAGGTCACAGTAGTATCAGATGGAACTACAGTCCTTACCTCAACAGGTGCTACATCTACTGCGCCTAAGCTACGTGCTCAGTACTCAGCAGCCACAATTATCTGTACATCAAGTAACAACTTCACAGTGATCGGGGACCTATCCTAATGCCAACATATAAAGTCTTAGCGCAGTCAGCGCCTAGCGCTGCAACTGCTAGTACGCTATATACAGCTACGAATGCTGTAATTGTATCTAGCCTCAACGTGGCTAATACAGGAGGTGCTGCAGATTTAATCCGTATTGCAGTGCGTCCAGCAGGTGCCACTTTGGCTAACCTGCACTACTTGGTCTATGACGTACAGGTTCCTTCAGGATCAATCTTTACCTACACAGGTGGAGTTACTCTAGCCAATACAGATGTTATTACTATTTACTCAACTACTGGAACATCATCCTTTAGTGCATTTGGAAGCGAGGCTAACTAATGTCCGTATCGATTATAGGCGGAACGGTTCAGGCATCTGCTGCATTAGTAATTGATCCTAAGACTGGTACCACATATACCTTTGTGTTGGCTGATGCTAACAACGAACTGATTACAGCAAGCAACGCATCTGCTCAGACTTACACAATCCCAACTAACGCCTCAGTGGCGTTTCCGATTGGCTGCCAGATAAACGTCATCCAAATCGGAGCAGGACAGGTAACCTTCGTAGGAGCAGGTGGAGTTACTCTTGCTTCAACTGGTGCTACCTCAGCTTCGCCAAAGTGTAGAGCGCAGTTCTCTGCCGTAACTTTGGTGAAGGTCGGAAGCGATTCTTGGTACGCGATTGGGGACATTAGCTAATGCCTATTCTTGGAATTTTTGCTTCACAAAATTATGTACGTGGCTTATTTGTTGACTACCTTGTAGTTGCTGGTGGTGGTGGTGCAGGATATGACACCGGTGGAGGCGGCGGTGCTGGTGGTGTTCGCTCTACAGTTACAGCAACTGGTGGCAGTGGTTCATTAGAATCTGCATTAAGCCTTACTTTTAATACTTCTTATACCGTTACTGTTGGCGCTGGTGGTACAGGTGGGACTCTGGCTTCACCTAATGGAACAAATGGAACTAATTCAGTATTTTCAACAATCACTTCTTTGGGTGGCGGTTATGGTCCAGGTAACGCATCTGGTATTGCTGGTAACTCGGGTGGCTCAGGTGGTGGAGGTTCTGCAACAGGTAGTGTAACAACAGCAGGTGGAACTGGATCATCAAATCAAGGTTTCAATGGTGCTTCAGGTTCATTACCAGAAGCAGCTGGTGGTGGTGGTGGTGCAGCCGAAGCCGGTAACACAGACGGAACTTCATTCGGTGGAGATGGTCGCTCAATTTCTATTACTGGTACAGCCGTGTTTTATGGCGGTGGTGGCGGTGGTGGAAAAGTCACAACTGGTTCAACTGGAGGAGATGGTGGTGGTGGAAACGGCGCAGCATCTGGTCCTGGTGGAACTGGTGTAGTAAATACAGGTGGTGGCGGTGGTGGCGGTGGCTCCGCAGGAACATCTGGAACACGCACAGGTGGTGCAGGTGGTTCAGGTATTGTCATTGCTCGCTATTCAGGCACCACACAAAGAGCAAATGGTGGAAATGTAACTACATCAGGTGGCAATACAATTCATACATTTTTATCATCTGGAAACTTTGTAACACTTGCATCAACTGCAACTACTAAAGCAGTCGGTGGAATTGTTAGCACTGACGGCTCATTCTGGTATCACACATTCACATCATCAGGAACCTTTACTCCAAACCAATCACTTACTTGCGATTATATGATTGTTGCAGGTGGCGGTGGCGGCGGAGGAGGAACATTCTCCAATGCTAACGGCGGTGGTGGTGCAGGTGCTGGTGGTTTACGCACATTCACATCTCAAGCATTTAGTGCAACTGGTTATACAGTAACTGTTGGAGCAGGCGGTGCTGCAGGTAATACATCTACTGGTGTGGGCGGTAGCGGAAATACTACAACATTCTTTTCTACATCCGCATCTGGTGGCGGTGGCGGTGGATCCGAATCCGTAGTCAATAATGGTGGTTCTGGTAAAGGTTCTAATGGCGGATCAGGTGGTGGCGGTTCGGGCAGTGGATCAAGTGCTGCTTCTACTGGTAATGCTGGAGGATATTCTCCAGTTGAAGGTTACGGTGGCGCTGGCTGGGTTCCTGGTTCTGCATCTGGTTCAGGCGGTGGTGGTGCAGGTGCTGCTGGAACAGGTTCTACTAATAATAATATTGGTGGTCCTGGTGGTATTGGTGCGACATCTGCATTAATTAACGCAATGGGTGCTGCAACAAGCACTGGTCAATTATCAAGTGGCAATTACTACTACGCAGGCGGTGGTGGTGGTGGTACTTATGAAAATAGTGGCAACACAACTAACGTCGGAGGTTTTGGCGGAGGCGGTAAAGGCAATTCATTACGTTCGTTCCCGGGCGATGGCACTGCAGGCACAGCCAATACAGGTGGTGGCGGTGGTGGCGGTAACAGCGGAAGCGGAGCGCGTGATGGTTACGCAGGCGGTTCTGGTATTGTTATCGTACGATATGCAGTCTAAGGAGAACTATGACCAACGTAACCAAAATTAAAGAAACAAAGCCAACTCAATGTTTTAGCTTTGAAGTAACAATGCTAGTCCACGTCATCGCAGATGATGAGGCCACAGCCAAGTCACAGCTTGATGAAAAAGGTGGCATTATGACAAAACGTGATGTCAAACTATTGAACACAATTACACTCTATGGTGAAGAGGAAAAGAAATAATGGCACATTTTGCAAAAGTAGTAGACGGTATTGTAGAACAAGTCATTGTTGCTGATACCAAAGAATGGTGTGAGGCTAACCTTGGTGGAGAATGGGTGCAAACCTCATACAACACACAAGGCAACGTTCACATATTAGGTGGCACTCCATTGCATAAGAACTATGCAGGTATTGGATACTCTTGGGATGGTGAAGGCTTTGCTCCACCACAACCATATCCATCTTGGTCGCTTGATCTGTTTTCATATCAATGGCAGGCACCTATTGCATACCCAGAAGATGGCAAGAAGTATTCTTGGGATGAAGCAACAACCTCTTGGGTTGAAGTAACCCTTTAATTTCTAGCAGTACCGCACCGCTTAACAGGCGGTGCTTTGTCGTACCCAAAACAATTTAAGGAGAAGCAATGCCATATGGCGATGACATCACGGACGCAATCCCTTATCCGTTATCAAACCCAACAGGATCACAGTCCTATGCAGCAACTGGTATTGCTTACGACGTAGCCTTTGGTGGCATACCGTTCTTCTTAACTACAGGCGACGAGAACCCGTACCGTAGAGTAACTGCTCAGTATCGTAAGCAGCAGATTGATATGTCACGTGAGCCAGGTGAGCAGACGCTCACTGGTTGGTGGCTACGTTCACAGTCAACCTTCCACCTTGGTCAAGGCATTAAGTTCTTTGAGCCACAGCAGGATGAGTCACTGCGTTTCCAGTACACCTTCAGTAAGGGCTGCAACGTATGGGACAAGGGGCAGGTAACACTGCTCAAGGATGTAGATACCTTTCACGCAACTACTGGTGAGTTGCAAGCCAACAAGCGACCATTCCAAATCCTGCGTTCTATTAGACCAGACTGGACTGTAACTAATAGAGCCTTGACATCTAATGTAGTAACGCTAACTATCGGTGCACACAAGCTGACTGTTGGTTCTACAGTAAACGTTGACAACATCAACAGCACTTTTAATGGTACCTACGTACTGACTGCGGTAGCAGCAACAACTATCTCCTATGCCAAGACAGCAGCTAACGTAACATCGGTAGCATCTGGTGGATCCGTAACTCAGGACTCTGTCCTTCTATGGGATGAGTACGACGTAGACAAGATTGACGTGGGTGGGAAACTTACCAACTTTATTGACTACGTACCTGGTACAGACTATCGAGTATTTGCTATCTGCGATGATGGAACCTTTGCCTACTGGGTAACTAACGTACTCAATAGTGGTACTCCAAGACTAAGAGTATACAAGAAGTTACTAACTGACGACAGTTCTGTATCGCCTACTCTAATGATTAGCGATAACAGTATTACTGTAGTCAACGCTGTTATGGAATACACCAAAGAACGTATTATTATGTGCGTTAACGACAAGGTGTATGAGTTTGCTAGTACTGCAACTGCACTACCTGCTGCGGTCTATTCACACAACGATCCAGACCATATCTTTACTAGCATCACCTCAAGCGGTGCTGCAATCTACGTGGCAGGCTACGGCGGTATCCAGTCAAACATCTACAAGTTCACGCTGACTACAGCAGGTGCTATGCCTACGCTGACCAGTGCTATCACTGCAGCTGAACTACCAGTAGGCGAAGTAGCCTTCCGTATCTATTACTACCTTGGCTATATGGCTATCGGTACTAACCTAGGTCTTCGCGTTGCTGCAGTATCAGACCAAGATGGCTCTATTGCCTACGGTCCACTTATCTTTGAAACAGACCAGCCTGTGTATGACGTGGCAGGGTATGACAAGTATCTATGGTGCACAACCAACGTAGATGGCGCACCTGGTGTTACCCGCGTAGACCTTGGCCAGCAGGTAGGAACTAACCTAGTCTTTGCTTACGCTTGGGATCTATACGACCCAAGTAAGACTAACTTTACTACAACATCTTGTTCATTCTCAGGCAATACAAATCGTTTAGTATTTTGTACAGCCAATAACGGTACAACTGATGGAACTGTCTTCATTGAATCAGCTTCAAGACTAGTACCTACAGCAACTCTACGTGTGGGCTACATCCGATACAACACACTTGAGAACAAAATCTTCAAGTTCCTACAGCCACGCTTTGAGTCAGCCAACGGCGCTTTATCTATCTACTCTATTGATTCAAACAACAACGAGTACTCCATCGGTTCATTCTCACAGGGTGCAGACATCACGCAGATTGGTATTCCATACCCTGCTACCCCTCAGCAGTACCTTGGCTTCAAGTTCATAATGACTCGTTCAGATACAGACAACACCAAGGGGCCACTCTTTACTGGCTACCAGATTCGAGTGCTGGCTTCTATCCCACGTCAGCGTTTGATTCAGTACCCAGTAGAACTCTACGACAGCGAGATGGATAAGTTTAATAACCCAACAGGTTATGAAGGCTACGCCTATGACCGCTTGATAAATATGCAGGGCATAGAAAACCTTGGCGACCTTATCCGTGTGGAGGACTTCCGTACTGGTGAGTCATACCTTGGACTCATCGAAGAGATGGACTTTATTAACCGCACACCTACTGATAAGCGCTACTCCGGATACGGCGGAATGCTACTGATTACAATTAGGACGGCATAATGCAGGCACAAGACTACGCAACAGTAGCCATTGCAGTAATGACAATCATCGGTGGATTTATTGGCGCCGTTAAATGGTTGGTTAAGCATTACTTGAATGAACTTAAGCCCAACTCAGGCTCAAGTCTCAAGGACTCCGTCACAAGGCTAGAGGAAAAGGTTGAGATTCTCTACCAGATTATGATTCAACGAGGTGGTAAGTGATTCCATTAGCAAAGAAGGCAAGCCCTGCTGCTATTGCAGCTCTACGTCAGGCAACAGCCTTGCGCCCAAAGCGCAAGAAGGCTAGCGATGGGTTACTACCATCTAAGGATCACATCAAGCAGAACCCAAACTCTGACCACAACTCAGGCTTTGCAGTAGACATTACTCACGACCCAGTAAATGGGATTGATTGTTCCTTTGCTTTCATCAAGCTACAGCAGGACAAGCGCGTGAAGTATCTGATATTCAACGGCAAGATATGGTCACCTGAAAAGGGCAACCGTGACTACACCGGTAGCAACAAACACACAAAGCATCTTCACATCTCCATCAAGGAGAAGTGTGGGTACGACACCTCGCCTTGGTTTCCTTGGCTTGGTGAAGTGACGAAGATAAACAAAGTAAAGGCTAAGTTTCCTAAACCTTTACCTAAGAAGAAGGAAGTTAAATGAAGACATATATGAAGAACCCAATCGTTCTCGCAGCTGGTGCATTCCTTGCTGCTTGGGCCTCAAGCAATTTTGACCTTGACTACCGCGCAATTCTTTGGGCAGTACTCTCAGGTATTTTTGGATACGCCACACCAAAGAAGTAATTATTGACTGCGAGGCTATAGCCCCTGCTCAGGAGAAATCCTGGGTGGGGGCTTTTTCGTCATTGTATGCCGGAGTTACTGTCACCGTTCAAGTGTGTCTTGAGGCGGTGGCAGTTTGCACATAGCGTCTGTAGGTTAGACGGGTCGTTGTTGAACCTGTCTCCGTCGATGTGGTCAACGTCGAGCTGACTGATGTGTACTGGTTTGAAGTCGCAGTGCTGGCAGTAGTCCTTCTTGTGGACTGCGTATGGGTATCTACTCTTGATGACTGTGCGCTTGTAGACTGCGTAGCATCTGTACTTACTGGTAACAGATTCAAGTCTGCCGTCACGTATCTTGACTTTTGTAGGTCCACAGATTGAACATACACCCGTCCGTAGGGTTTCATTAACTTCCGAAAGTCTGTGCTTCATCACGATCTGGAGGGCAAGGTAGCTTTACTAGATTGCCACAATTTACGCAGGTTCCGTCCAGGAAATACCAGACTAGTTCGTAGTCATCAAAGGACACTAAGGCGTTGAAAACCTGTGACCCACACGGACAGACGTGTACTGGTCCTAAGTCCCGCAAATCGGCCCCAAAAGGCTCAGGAAGGCCATTGTATGGGTTACGATAAGACCTGAATTTCTGCAGGGTTGGTAGACGGAGCCGCATAGTATCGGGCCTCCTGACTGTCGGCCCTCTAAGGGCCGCTACCGTTATTCGCCTACGGCTCATATTATAGACACCATCTGCCTAGTATGTGTCTTACGACACGCCGTGATAGGATGCCTAGTATGACAACACTCGTAGGTATCCAAGGTCACGACTTTATTCTAATGGCGGCAGACTCGCAGATAACTGACGGGGATCAACGCATCATATCTATCGAGACTCCGAAGATAGTCAACACTAGTAAGTACCTACTCGGTCTTACTGGTGACTCACGACCAGGAGATATCCTCGCCTATACGTGGAAGCCACCGCTCTATCGCGGTGAGAACCCAACGAAGTTTATGGGTAGCAAGGTACTGCCTAGTATCTCAGCTGCTTTCAAGGAAGGTAACTATGAGGTAGATAACAAGGAGATGAACTTCTCGTTCCTTATCGCTTTCAATGGCAACCTGTTCTCTATTGGTGGTGACCTGTCCTTTAACACATCCGAGCGTGGGATATTCGCGGCAGGCTCAGGTGGAAATTATGCCCTTGGGTACTTGTATTCCTTGCCACCTAAGAATTACAATAAGGTTCTCACAGCAAGTGTGGTAGCTGAGAGGGCAGTGCAGATTGCATCTATCTTAGATATCAACACATCACCACCGATTCAAGTAGTAGTACAGGAAAGGGTTTACAAATGAAAGAGTTGATTGTTATTGGCATTAGTTTTATCTCTGGATTTGTTGGGGCGTACATCTTTGATATGTTCTTAACGTGGAGGGATGACCGCAGATGGCGATAGAAGATCCAAAAGAATTACTACTGCACGTACTGCACGCACAAGATGCAAGTCGTGACAGAAGTATGCAGACAGAGGTAGGCCCATCAGAGATTGGTGGCTGTCGTCGTAAGGTCTGGTACAGACTGAACGCACAGCCTCATACAAATGACAACCAATCTAAGTTGGCTGCCATTATGGGTACTGCGATTCACGCAGCTATCGAAGATGCTATTGGTGCTATAGACCCTGAGGGTAAAGAATACTTGGTGGAAACTGAGGTTGCCTTTGGTGATATGAAAGCACACGTTGACTTATTCGTACCTAGTACTGGAGCAGTCATTGACTGGAAGACCAGCAAGGTAAAGAATATGAGTTACTTCCCGTCCAACCAACAGCGTTGGCAGGTACAGATCTATGGCTACTTGCTATCTAAGAATGGCTACGAAGTTAAGACTGTCAACCTGGTAGCAATAGCAAGGGACGGTAACGAGAAGGACGTCAAGGTACACACAGAACCTTACGATGAGACGATGGCACTAACAGCTCTTGCCTGGCTAGAGAATGTCAAGGCATCTAAGGAGTTACCGGCACCTGAGAAAGATGCCAGTTTCTGTAAGGACTACTGCCAATACTACGATGCAACTGAGCAGATGGGTTGCGGTGGTCTTAAGAAAGAACGTATCGTCCTTAGTGAAGTCGTGATTGAGGACGCAGAAATTGACAAGCACGCACTGCACTATCTACAGTTAGACAGCAAGATAAAGGAGCTGGAGAAGGAACGGGATTCCTACAAGGCTTCTTTAGAAGGCGCTACTGGAGTTACTGCTAGTGGCGTAGAAATCAGTTGGACAACAGTCAAAGGTCGTGAGACTGTAGACGCAAAGGAAGTTGAGAAACTTCTAGGGTTTGTTCCCAAGATTATTGGTAACGAATCTGTAAGACTAAACATCAAACCAAGTGGAGGAAAGTAAATGGCTGCAAACGAAAACACCAAGTTCCAAATCAACTACAAGTTAGCTGACGGAACACTCATCAATCTTTATGCAACAGATGTTAAGGATCTTGAGACGGGTCTAACAGACCTATCAATGGTGGCAACACTTATCAAGTCAACATCATCTGAACTATCAGGTGGCAACGCCACAGCTGCTGCAGTACATAACATCCAAGCACAGTTCAACAGCACGCCAGTAACACAAGCGCTACCACCACAACAGGTAGAAGCACCTGGTACTAAGCAGTGTCGTCACGGAGTGATGGCCTTTAAGACAGGCACATCAGCACGTGGACCTTGGCAGGGTTATATGTGTGCAGCACCTAAGGGTGCGCTAGATAAGTGCGAGACTATCTGGGTTCGTTAATGTATGCGCGGGCCTTGGGAGTACGAAGACCCAGCTTGTGCTGATGTAGGTGGTGATTTCTGGTTTCCTGAATTCAATCAAGAAGTTGCATTCCTTGTCAGCAAAGACGAAAGACAGATAGAAGCCCAAATAGCAAAAAGCATTTGTAATGGTTGTACTCATAAAATTGAGTGTCAACAATGGGGACTAAGGAAAGAAAGATTCGGCATCTGGGGCGGTCTAACTGAAAGAGATCGTATACCAATTCGTAGACGCTTGAATATAATCATAAAGGAGGAGAGCGTTGCTTGACTTACAGCGTGCGTGGGGCACAATTCTTACTAAAGCAACGCCTCTTCCTGATGTATGGAAAGGTTTAGCATCTAAGCAGATTAAGTTCCGCAGGGGACAGGTCTGTATGGTAGCTGCTGCACCTAACGCTGGTAAATCAATGTTTGCTCTTATCTATGCAGTCAAGGCAAAGGTACCTACGCTGTTCTTCTCAGCAGATACTGATACCACAACTGTAATGTTAAGAGCTGCAGCGCACGCATCTGGACATAACCAAGTAAATGTGGAGCAGAACCTTTCGACTGACTCACACTTTTACGATGGTGCATTTGATAAGTTAAAACATATCAAGTGGGTCTTTGATTCCAGTCCGTCACTCGATGATATCGAGTTGGAGATAAAGGCTTATGTCGAGTTGTACGGCCAAGCCCCTGAGTTGATCATCATAGATAATCTTATGAATGTAGCTGCTGAGACAGACAACGAATGGGCTGGCCTGCGTGCAATTATGATGGAGCTTCACGATATGGCACGTAAGACAGAAGCCTGTGTGCTGGTACTGCACCACGTCTCTGAGCAATCAGAGTACGGTTCTCCAACAGAACCACCAGCACGTCGTGCTATTCACGGCAAGGTAAGCCAGTTGCCTGCACTTATCCTGACACTGGGTTATCACCCAGTACAAGGTGAGTTAAAGATTGCAGCGGTTAAGAACCGCTTTGGTCCACACGCAGCAGATGGCAAGGACTATATAACCCTGTATGTAAATTATGGTGCGTGTCAGATATCAGATGGGGACGCCTATGGCGCTATGCTGGCACGAGATGCACGAGCAGGGTACAAGGATGATTACATACCGCAGGATGAGTACGGACACGAGGTAGCAATCTAATGGCTAATACAGAAATCCAGTATTTGAAGAATGAGATTAAGCAACTCAAGGCTGATATGGCTAACCTGATTATGGCTTTGATTGAACTCAAAGTATTTAAGATTAAGATTGATGAAGACGGCAACGCCGTCTATGACACAGGCAAAGATGTCAAGTCCGAAGTACAATAAGGCTAAGGGCGCGACCTTCGAGATCGATGTAATGAAATGGTTTCGAGGACTGGGTGTATTAGCTGAGCGCTTACGTCTAGCGGGTAAAGATGACGAAGGTGATTTAGTATGTGTTGTCGCGGGAAAGACATACATACTAGAACTCAAGAACACGGCGAGACTAGACTTGCCGGAGTTCTGGAGGCAAGCAGAAGTTGAGGCGCTTAACTACGCTAAGGCTCGTGGTATTGGGGAAGTGCCACTGCATTATGTTGTAGTTAAGCGTCGCAACGCTGGCATAGAGAAGGCTTGGGTAGTCCAAGACTTAACACAATGGTTGAAGGAGAAACAATAATGCCAATACCAGGCGGAAATATAACAACATCACAGATTTGGAGCGAGGCTCCAGCAGAAGAAGTAGAAGTTATTGAAGAAGAATTACCTGAAGAGGAGTTGGACCAAGCGTGATATGCGATCCTTGTATTGAAGCAGGCGAATACAATCGCTTGAATCAGATTAAGCTCAGTCAAAAGCATCACCAACAATGCGAGGGGTGTGTATGCCAGCACAAGACTGGTCCAGGGTACGTAAGAGCAAGGGCTTCAAAGGAGTCGACGCCAACGACATCCCGATAGCACCCATCGTTAGGTTCTTTGGTGGTGAAGTAAGAGAAGGTAAGTCAGCTAGTGTCCGGTGCTGCTTACATTCAGACAGTAGACGATCTGCTGTCATTAACACGTACGACAACTTGTACTACTGCCATACCTGCGGTAAGGGTGGTAACGCAGCTAACCTAGTGTGCATACTAGAGAACTTGGAGTTTAATGATGGCCTCAAACGCGCAATCGAAATTGCTGCTGGAAGCGGCGCAGAGATACGCACAGCAAATAAGTCCAGAGGCAATCGTCGCGCTCTCAGAACGTGGGATATCTGAAGAGGTAGCTGCACTCTATATGTTGGGTAGTGTCTACGAGCCAGCTAATGGTCACGAGATGCAAGAGGGGTGGATATCCATTCCATACATCACTGCCCTTGGTCACTGCGTAGGCTTCAAGTTTCGTAGGTTAGATGATGGCAAGCCTAAGTATGGCTCACCTACTGGGCAGAAGGCACATCTATACAACGTAGTTGATACCACTATCTTGAGTAAGCACATCGTGGTATGTGAAGGTGAGTTAGATACAGTCATAGTCTCAGGTGTGCTTGGCATACCTGCAGTGGGTGTACCTGGAGTACAGGCTTGGAAGCCTCACTTTGCTAAGTTACTCAATGGCTATGACACTGTCTATGTTGTAGGCGATAATGACGTGAAGGAAGATGGAACCAACCCAGGAGCTGAGTTCTCTAAGCGTGTGGCTTCCGAGGTATTGAACAGTACTATTGTAACATTGCCACCTAATATGGACATTAACGACTACTACTTGGTTCACGGAGCGCAAGCGACGCAGACCTTGTTAGTCGGTGAGCAGATTGGATAAGAGTGATTGGCAACAGATGATACAGACTTTGCATACTATGGGCTTTCACATTTTGCAGATCAACGAAGAAGAGGAGACGCTCCTAATATGTCCAACTCGAATCCGCTTGTAGACCACGCTGCCGTTACTGGATACCGAGCAGATGGTGTCTCAACTGAAGACCTGACATCTTTCATTGAATCTTTTGCGTCACTGCGTGCATCACGTGTACGTGGTGTTGGCGCAGACCAGTACTCACTGGCTAAGGGGCAGAAGTTCGAGTCCTTTTCTTTCTCCGATACCATCAGAGAACTGGTAGAAGAACTGGCCGATGCTAGTAACTACATAGACTTCCTTGCTATCAAGCTGCTGAACTTACAGCACATTATAGATTCGGAACTACCTAACTGTGACTGAACTCCACCCGTCCATCTTCGAGATTACACCTAGCGTTGCTTACGCTGTCCATCGACAGTTCAAGCAGTGGGTCGAACGTGATGACGTGAAGCAGGAGTGTATGCAGTGGGCTATGGCTCGCGTTGCATATATCAACGAGCAGTTAGGCGAAGAGGATACAGAGCAGCGCAGACATAACGAGCAGAAGATTGCGTGGCAGATGTCAAGGGCAGCTGAGCGCTACTGTCGTAAGGAGAAGGCGGTTAAGTCTGGCTATCAACTAGGCGATGAGGCTTTCTATCAGACTGCAATGCTCGGTCAGTTACTTCCATTTGTTATTGCCTCCGTCATAGATGGCACAGTCCTTGAGCAAGCACAAGAGATGATACGTGATGGGCAACCTAAAGGTTCATCAAGTCCTGCCGAAGGTGGCAACCTGCTGGCTATGCTATTAGATATTAAGAAGTGTTACGAGAAGTTAGACGATGAGGATAAGCAGATACTTATGCTGCGCTATCACGAGAACCTTACGCTTGAGCGTATCGGTGAGGTGCTAGGTTGCCATCGTTCCAGCGCTGATCGTAGATGCAGTCACGCTCTGCGTGAACTCAACAATCTCCTTGGCGGAGCCAGTCCATACCAGTGAACGAGATTATCCTGTATGACTTTCTTAAACTTAATCTCTACCCTGATTTACAGCGTGCGCCTGGTATCTATGATGCCTTCGACTGCACCAGTGAGAAGGCCGGTCACTTCATCGAACTGAAGTGTCGCCAAACCCATTATTCTACGCTACTTATAGAGCAGATGAAGTACCGCAAGCTGATTGAGCAGGCATACCACCGCGACCTTCTGCCTTTCTATATCAACAGCACACCACTTGGCATCTACTCCTTTGACTTGACCGAGATAGACGAACCTGAGTGGTTTGTCCACGAGATGCCAGCAACCACAGAGTTTGAGCGTAACGAAAAGGTTGATAAGATTGTCGGATACTTAGATACAGAGGAGGCTATCAGGCTATGACATACGACTACGAGTGTCCAGGGTGCGGTGATGTACGCACCATCTCACGTGGCATCAACGATCCCGAAGAGACATACATATGTACGCAGTGTGACTGCACCTTCCAACGCAAGTGGTCGTCTCCTCTTGTAATCTTTAACTCATCAGGCTTCTACAGTGTGGACAATAAGAAGTGACACAAGGATTTACTAGCGGTATGCGTACCTCACTTGATGACACCTGGACTACACCACGTGAGTTCTTTGATGAACTTAATAAAGAGTTTAACTTTGGGTTAGATGCAGCTGCGCTGCAGAACTCTACTCTTGTACCGGATAACTGGTACGGACCCGATCACCCAGACCCTGCTGCTCGTGATGCTCTTCGCATAGACTGGAACCATAACTCACGCGGCAGACCTATATGGTTGAACCCACCTTATGGTCGAGTCATTAAGGACTGGATGCGTAAGGCTAGTGAAGTAGCTTCAGGGGGGGGTACAGTCGTGTGCCTAGTACCAGCTCGTACTGATACCAAATGGTGGCACGACTATTGCATCAACGCCTACGAGATTAGATACATACGCGGTCGCCTTAAGTTTGGTGGGCAGAAGAACTCTGCCCCTTTCCCTAGTGCATTGGTGATAATGAAATGACATACCCTAATTGGTTTAGACAGATAGCCCAGCATAACTTCGAGGAGTTCCTCCTCCCACTAGCGGGTAAAGAGTGGCTACGATTCTTACAGCTTGGTTGCTTTACTGGAGATGCCAGCGTATGGCTATGTCAGAACGTACTCACTGGTGAACACAGTTACCTTGATGACGTGGATACGTGGCGCGGTGCGCCTAACGAACCTATCCAAACACAGATGGACTTCGATGATGTCTATGCTACATACCTTGCCAAGACCGAAGGTATGCCTATCGTAGTTAATCGCAAGACAACTACCGAGTATCTACTAGACCACGATAACGCAGTGATGCGCCCTTCCTTCTTCGACTTCATCTACGTGGACGCACACCACACGTCAGCTTCTGCCTTCCTCGATAGTGAACTATCGTGGCCTCTCCTTAAGTCAGATGGCATACTCGCAATAGATGACTACGAGTGGCAGCACCCTGATGGCGTTGATATACACGCACCTAAGCTGGGCATACATATGTTCCTTGATCGCCACGAAGGTGAGTACACCGAACTCGTACGCAACCAGCAGCTATGGATTAGAAAGCGATAAACCCCGCCGGAAAGAGTAACGGCGGGGCTTATCAGAGGAGGGCTTGGTTAGTGTAGCACAAGTACTACTCAGTACCACCCTCTTCTGTCGCTATGCCGGAGAGCGCGGCACGCACTCCCTGAATAGCGGTGTTCAAGGTATCGTAAGCCGTGAAGGATCTGTAGTTCAGGTCGTGAACTACGTTCTCCAAGGAGTTGAGCAATTCCATAAGCCGAACTTCGTTTGTTGTCGGCAAGGTGGTCAAACCTGCTTTCACGGGTCCATAGGGTGATAAGGCACGCAACTTCTCTTCTCGAATATCCGAGAGCGCGACTATATTCTCTTGCGATTCGTTTGTTCTCACGCTTCTCCTCCCCTGTCGCCTTCGTCCTCGCCGTTATCTGCGGTTTGTGGTCCAGCTGGGGTAGCGTTGGCTCGTGTATCCAGCTGGCTAGCAGTAGTAGCACCAGTAATATCAAGCCATTTCTTACCAAGTTGTTCGTCACTCGCCTTCTCCTCCTCTAAGTATTCTTTATACTGATCGGGGTAGGCTTGCGCCAACCGCGTGAACGCTCTATCTCTTGCTCGTCTGTAGTTCCGGTAATAGACCGCTTGGTTAGCGGCAGCTTTAATCCTGCGCTGGGTCACTCGTTCACCTTCTCTTCCAGTCTAATCAAGCCGTATGCTACCAGCAAGATAGCCCCCATTCCCAGCCAGTAGAGCATCATTCTCCCTTTCCTTTGGCTATTGCTTGGTTGATGATGTGCGTTATGTCTATCGGTTGCCCGATAAGCACGGCATCTTCCTCATCTGATGACCACGCAGAGACAAGCACACGGCTACCGATAGGGGCACGTGTGTACCAGTCCACAGCTTCGTGAGGTTTCTCTCCTCCCCATTGAGCGATACCCTCCGCGTCCGTCACCTCGTACAAGTTGATGAGGTCATACTTTGCAGGGTGGAAACTGATTACATTACTCACTATCGTCCTCCTTCATCTGTCCGCAATCTTCTTCATCGGCCTCGCACTCTGCAAGAGGGCGACCGCAATCTACACACTCTTCCTTTGGGAAGAGCTGATCCCAGCAAGCGGGGTGTGTGCCGGATATAAGAATCTCTCTATCTCCCGCACTCATATCAGGAAAGGTGTTTTGGATATTCTCTCCCTCTTGCCATCTAGTTACAGCATCTCGCTCTAAGCTCCACACTTCATAGTTATCGCAGACACAGCAAGGTTTGGTTTTAATTAAGATAGTGCTGCTCATTGAGCTGCCTCGCAATCGTTGAGGAATTGAACGCGATCAAAGGTCGCATCGCTCTCCTTGAAGGCGTCTGCCAGTTCTCTTGCGACTACTTCCATAGTGACCGGCAGTCCTTGCTCATCGTGGTTAATGCCGGATAGAACATCGGCTACTAGTAGGTAAATATCTTTATTCATCGTCTCCCTCTCCCTCTTCCATATTGAATATGCGCGATAGCGCACTATTGGCACGCATAAGCGTAGCTAACATCTCTTCCTGCTCTCTCTTCATCGTCTCCTGCATTGTCTCTCCTTCTCTCATATTAGGCACCCACAATTCTCGATGGGTGTTAAGCAGTCACCGCAGAAAATTGTGCATATGGTGCAGCCATCTCCCTCACACTCTTTACATATCATTTGCTCTCCCTCTTTTCTGTGATTGCGTTAATTTGATAGCTCTCTTCCTCATCAAGATTAAGGAAGTTATCCCAATCCCACTTGGCGGGGTTTGTGGGAGTAGTAATCTCAAAGGTAATTGTGTAGGTATTCATTTGCTCTCTCCTTTATAGTCCATTAGGTAGCCCTCTGCCTTACAGCTAGTGCAGGTGTCGGAGAGGTTGCCCTCTTGCCCTGCCTCGCACCAGTTACAGCGTGTCAATAGGTCATTCATTCGCTCTCCTCCTTTACCTCTCCGCTCTCACACGCACTGCACGTGAAAGAGTTGTACTCGTTATGGTCGAACAGACTGCCGCACGTATCGCACTCTATGAAGTCTGAAGTGTCATTGAACGCGGGATCGAATGCGTAGTAGCTATCGGTGCCCATCACTCCCCCTCCGCACAATCGTCACAGTTGACGGCGTCGTCTCTCTGTATGAGGTCGCACTGCTGGCAGTTAATTTCGTGGTCTTCCTCGCTGTGAATTGTGTGAACCGCTCCCTCTGCCCCACAGTTAGGGCACTCTAAAGAGTTCCACTCGTTCATTATCGCCCCTCCTCTACATCTACTAGGTAGCTCGCATAGTCCCACAGGGCAGAGCCTTCCTTTACTTCTTTCGTCGCTGTATCAAACCAATCAGAGAAGCGGTAAATTATTTTCTTAATGCCGTCCTCATTATGTGTAATCTCTAGGTAATCAGACGGACCGCCATACGATAGGCAGACAGTAGTGACCTTATCGGTGTCAATGGAGAGGATAATCTCCTCCTCATTCTCACCAAGATTATCAAGCAGCTCTCTTACTTGTGCCTCACGGCTCGCCAGCTCTTCGCCTATGCGGTCCTTGCAGCTTGTCTCTTTAGTGCTCATTCTCTTGCTCTCTCTTTCTCTTGTAGTTTGCCCTACTGCCTTAGCTGTAGGCTACCACACTCTACCACATAGGCAGAGCGTGATAGTCCACATCTATTCGCACTCTCTTCTAATATCTTTGCCGCAATCTTGGCAGAAGATTAGGTAGCACTTCGTGCCGTCTAGGTGTCGCAGGCAGGGCGTAAGCCCCTCCTCCTTCTGTAAGCAATCGTGACTCACTCCTTCTCCTCCTCATCCTCGAACCCGCACAATTCATCTTCGCCGTGATACTCCTCGCAAGTGTCGCACTTATCGAACCAACCTTGCACAGTGAACTCTTCTCCGCACTTGTCGCAATCGTTGCCGTAGAGCGTGCCATCTTCTCGGTCATAGGTGCCCTCACCTTCCAGCACTTGCCCGCACTCACACTCTGATGCGTAGCTAGTCGTCTCCATTACTTGCCCTCCCTTTCTCTTATCTTAAAGAATATGCGGCAGCCTAGCTCTAGCAAGCCCCACAAGATAACACCCTGCACGGCCAGCGATAGCAAGCCTCCGGCCAGCTCTACGAATTGAGCGCCGATCGATTCCCTCTTCATTACTTGCCCTCCTTGTGGTTATCGTTACAGCATTCGCAATAGCGATTGAGATTAGCGTGACCGCAAGAGTCACACCTATCCGGTGACATAGCTCCCCCTGCCATTACTTGCCCTCCCTTTCCAATGTATCGCAGGCATCTAGCCACGCCTGCGGATTCTGCCGTACTAGCGTCATCTCTGATACGCCGTAGCTCTTGTATAGCTCTGCGTCCGCGCACCCTTGCGCGTCCGAGGTAGTAAGCCCCTCGCCCTCAAGCTCTGCAACGAGGGCGCGGTATTCGCGGATATATTCGATAGCCGTAATCATTTACTTATACTCCGCCCAGATGTCGGTCTCTTCGATGCCTTCGCCGTAGACTTCACGGAGATAGTCGAGGGCGTAGCGAACGCCTTCGGCGTATGCCATTGTAGATTGCTTACGCATCTCTGCGGCGTTAGCTTGTATCTCTTTCATATCCATTTACTTGCCTCCTTCTGTAGCTGATGACCTCATCAGTAGCCGAGTAACGGCTAGACGCCTCACGGCGTTTCGGTCTATAGCTCTACGAGCCTATCGTCCGTGAATTGCTCGCAGTACTTGCAGACTTGCATACCACGGACTACGGAAGCTACCTTCCGAGCTGAGCATATCTCGCACATATTTACCCCTTTCCCTCGCGGTGTGCGCCCATTATTGCCTATGGGGTATAGCGTGTCAAGCCCATTTAGCTATTTATTTGATAACGATTTGATAACGATTTCCGGTGAGCTTGTGTCGATATGTCGACAATTAGAAGTGGTTGAAGATTCAACTATCTCTGCAAGTTACCGGCGAGTAACGTTACTAGCGGGTAATCGAACAGTTGTTCGGATCTTTACATAATGGGGCAGATTGTCAACCATTTACAGTTACAGCTTAAATGTCTAGGGTGCCGGAGCTGGAGTCAGCCCTCCATTTTTTTACAGAAACTTATCCACAACCCTTATCCACAGCTGGGGACAAACCTGTGGACAGCCCACAACGCGCTCGGGCGCGTCCCCCCGTGTTAAAATCTGGCGCGGGTGGTCCCTATACTCCCCAGAAAAATATATTTCCTAAAGTGAAAGTGGCTCTGACCTGCGGTTATACTGTATGTGTTACAACTCACAGTAGTAAATGTGAGAAATCGAGTCCAATACTCGCCTTATATATAGTAGGGGAGAAAAGTACGGGGAAGTAGTTTTCGAGCAGTGCGCTACGGGGTGAAACCCCTTCGCGTAGCCCCCTAGGGCGAAGCGAGCTGTACCACTAAATGCGGGATAGGTCTATCTAAATCTAGATCACTGATATCCCAGTATGTGAGACAATCTGCCCAGTAGTGAAATCGAAGATTTCTATTAAAAGTTGCAACTTCCCTAGTATAAAAGAAGAGCCATCACGGCCGATTTTTAGAAAAGGAATACCAGTATGATTATCTACGAGTCAGACCGTAAGAACAAGAAGCACTACACGGCGTCCCGCCGTAAGGCTGACCAAGAATTTTTGAAGCAAGCACGCCGCCGAATCGCGGCAGCTATTCTGGTAGAAGAGGCCCGACGCAAGGAAGCCAATGCCTGAAAATAGCGCCGACATAGCCAAGAGGATTATCCTCGGCTGCGTCGCAGAAGGTATGACCATCGACGCCGCTTGCGGCTCAGCTGGCAAGTCGATAAAGACGTATGAGTACTACCGTCGCACAGATAAGATTTTTGCAGACAAGGTAGATCGTACTAGGCTAGGGCTTAAGGACAAGCAGTTCCAAGGTGGAGACGTTCACGATATTGACTTCGTGACCTTTCGCCAGAAATTCTTGCACTCCAAGACTTTTCCACATCAGGTAAACCTGATAGATGTGATTGAAGGACGTGAGCCTAGTTGGCTCCATCCCAGTATGAAGTTTGAACCAGGCCTGGCTAGCAACCGCGTTCTGATTAACATACCGCCAAACCACGCCAAGTCGATTACGGTCACCGTCGACTACGTGACGTGGAAGGTAGCCCAGAACCCGAACTTCCGAGTTTTGATTGTATCCCAGACCCAGCAGTTAGCTGCCGACTTTCTCTACGCCATCAAGCAAAGACTGACGCATCCTATGTATGCAGACTTGCAGAGCGCTTATGCTGCTGGCGTAGGGTTTAATTCTAAGTCAGCTTCTTGGCAGGCAACGCGAGTCACCTTCGGTGATGAACTCCGTGAGTCTAGTGAGAAGGACCCGAACATTGAGGCCGTCGGTATCGGCGGTCAGATTTACGGCAAGCGTGCCGATATGATTATTGTAGATGACGCGGTCACCTTAAAGAACGCTAATGAGTTTGAAAAGCAGATACGTTGGTTGACCCAGGACGTGCGATCTCGTCTTAACCCTACCGGTAAGTTAATTGTTATTGGAACCCGTGTAGCCTCGGTGGACCTATATCGAGAACTTCGTAATGAGGACCGCTACCCAGGCGGTCAGGTCCCTTGGAAGTATCTGGCGATGCCAGCACTGCTGGAGATAGATGAGGACCCCGACAAGTGGGTTACCTTATGGCCTGCCTCAGATGCTCCATTCGATGGACAAGAAGAATCTGATAAGAACGAAGACGGTCTATATCCTAGATGGTCTGGTCGTAACTTATATAACGAACGCCAAGCTATGGATGCAGGAACCTGGGCGCTGGTCTACCAGCAACAGGACGTATCCGAGAACGCTGCCTTTGACCCAGTATGTGTACGTGGCTCTATGGACGGAATGCGTAAAGCAGGACGTTTGGAGATGGGACACCCAGGGCACCCGAAAGACTTAACAGGCTTCAGTTTTATCTGTGGTATGGATCCGGCCATTGTCGGAGATACCGCCGCTGTCTGTTACGCCATTGACCGTACTACCTCTAAACGCTACATCGTAGACGTTATTAAGATTACTAAGCCTAGCCCGCAGCAGATTCGTGACATCATCATTAACTGGACGCAGCTCTACAGCCCGTCCGAGTGGATTATTGAGAAGAACGCCTTTCAGGCTTTCCTTACTCAAGATGAAGGTATCCGTATGTTCCTTGCAGGACGCGGTGTAGTTCTTAAAGAACACCATACCGGTTCTAATAAGTGGGATTCAGGCTTCGGTGTGGCATCTATGGCCACCCTCTTTGGTACTAAGCAAGCAGATGGTAAGCACCATCGAGATAACTTGATACACCTACCTAGTGATCAGACAGAGAACATCAAGGCTCTAGTAGAGCAGTTGATTACGTGGACGCCAACAACTAAGGGTAAGACCGATATTGTGATGGCGCTCTGGTTCTGTGAGATTCGAGCACGTGAGATGCTCAACTACGGCCAGTACGCAACGCACCACCTTAAGAATCCTTTCCTCTCCAGGGCGGAGTTGGGAAAGCGAGTAGTTGTCAACATAGATGAACTACTAGCACAACAGAATCAAACATTCGTCTAGGAGACAAAATGGCATTAACACCAAGCTACAAGGCTGAAACAACAGAAGAGCATTACATCAACAAGGGTGCTGTAACAACACCTCAGACAAACCCAGTAGTTGAATCAAAGTACGCAGCAGGCAAGGCACAAGCTGCAGCAACAGACAAAGTCGAATGGCCAACAAAGGTCGCAGGACGCACTAACTAAGGATTACAATGCTAACAGTTAAAGAGGTTACCGCTAAGGTAGCTCGCTTGCAGACGAAGTACGCAGCACGCGATGCTCGTATGCGCGACGTCCTTTCGGTACGTCAGGGAGACATCTCCAAGGTCTACCCTTCTATGTTTTCTGATGAGTACCCAAAGCCACTCGTCGCCAACATTATTGACGTCGCCGCACGTGACCTCGCAGAGTCAATGGCACCACTGCCATCATTTAACTGTTCAGCATCTAATACCGTTTCCGATACAGCACGCAAGGCAGCAGACCTACGTGGACGTATTGCAAACTATTACGTAGATCGTTCAGAGCTTGGCGTACAGATGTACACCGGCGCTGACTGGTACAACACATATGGAATGCTTATCGGTCGCGTAGAACTTGATTACGAGAACGATAACCCAATCATTAAGATGATTAACCCGTTTGGTGCGTACCCAGAGCTTGACCGTTTCGGTCGTTGCCTATCTCTTACCCAGATTGTGGGTATGGATGGACAGACTTTGGCTTCTATGTACCCAGAGTTTTACAATGAAATCGTCGGAACTAACCAGTACACACCAGGTTCTCCGTACCTATCACTAGTTCGTTACCACGATAAAGACCAAGACCTTATCTATCTACCAGATCGTAAGGGATTAGTTCTATCTAATACACCTAACCCAATCGGTGAATGTATGGTTCGCGTTGCTATGCGACCATCTATCGATGGTGAAGCACGCGGTCAGTACGATGACGTGCTCGGTGTACAGCTTGCTCGTGCACGCTTTGCAGTCCTACAGATTCAGGCAGCAGAGAAATCTATCCAAGCACCTATTGCTATCCCACAGGATGTGCAAGAACTTGCTCTCGGACCAGATTCTATTATGCGTTCTGCCAACCCACAAGGTATTCGTCGCGTTCCACTTGAACTTCCAGCCGGTGTATTCGGTGAGTCTGGGGTCCTTGAGCGTGAACTTCGTACCGGTGCTCGCTATCCAGAAACACGCGGTGGTAACTCAGACGCTTCTATCGTTACAGGTCGTGGCGTACAGGCTCTACAGGCTGGATTTGATACACAGATCAAGGCAGCGCAGTCACAGTTTGCTCGCTTGTTTGTAGAGATGATTGGTCTTTGCTTTAAGACTGATGAGAAAATCTTTGGTAGCCGCCAGAAGGAAATTCGTGGCGTCGATGACGGCACACCGTACACAATCAAGTACGTACCTTCTAAGGCTATCAACGGTGACTACACAGTAGATGTCCGTTACGGCATTATGTCTGGTATGAACCCAAACAACGCAACAGTGGCTCTGCTACAGATGCGTTCAGACAAGTTGGTATCACGCGACTATGTACGTCGTGAACTTCCTATCGAAATCAACGTCGGTCAGGAAGAGCAGAAGGTTGATATTGAAGAGATGCGCGATGCACTTCGTGCAGCTATCGGGCAGACCGCTCTTGCAATCCCACAGATGGTTGCACAGGGTCAAGATCCAATGAAGATTATTACCTCCTTTGCAGAGATGATTAAGAATCGTCAAAAGGGTATGAGTATTGAAACTGTTGTGGAGAAGGCGTTTACGCCTGAACCTCAGCCAGCAGCTCCAGAGATGGGGATGCAACCTCCAGTAGCAGGTGCGGCCTCCGCTCCTGCCTCGCAGCCAATTCCAGGACAACCTGGCGGTATGGCCCCTGCTGCTGGTGGTGCCCCTGCACCTGAAGGCAGACCAGACATTGCATCATTGCTCGCATCAATCGGCGGCGCGGCATAACTTCTAGGGAGGTGAAATATGAACAAGGGAACACAAGCACCAGCATCTATGTCTAAGCCAATTCACGGCGCAGCAGGAGCAGGAGCACGAGTAACAGGTGGCGAAGTTAAGCAGCCATTCGCTGGAACACCAAAGCCAGGCAAGAAAGTAAAGAAGTAAAGACTTTTTAGAAAGCGGGTGTACTGGATGGATGGTAACAAGGTTCCTCGTCCAGTACGCCCCGCTGACTTCTTGGTCGTAGTAACAGAGTTCTTTTACAATATGTCACAAGTATTTACAGGACTAGCGGAGTCCTTGATGGAGCTATCCATCTATAATGCAAACCGCAAAACAGAATTGAACAAAGCGTGGGAAAACTTCGCTACAGATTTAGAAACTATTCAGGAGGATACAGATGGCGCTTGAAGACGCTACTAACCCTATGCAGGGTGTATCAGGTCCTGGACCATACTCAAAGCGTACAGATCTTGCCTACCAGTCAGAGTCTTACGGCGACGGCGTAAAGTATGATGCAGAGAAATCAGGCGCTCCACTCTCACGTGCACCTAAGTCACCATTACTTTCACAAGCCCCACGCATTTCAGGCGCAGGTGGCGGAGCAGCAGGTGTTGGTCTTTATGAACCATCACAGCGCCCAGGCGAAGATATTACAACAGGTGTAGATGTAGGACCAGGTGCTGGATCTGAAGCCTTAATGATGCAGTCTAAGTTTGCTGAGCGCAAATTGTCAGATATCTTGGCAGAAATGATTCCCTACGATCCTACTGGAGAAATTCAGTACCTCTATCAAAATGCTTTGTCTAGAGGTCAGTAGTGTCAGACTCATTGAGGGCTGCGTCATACGCAGCAGGACTGTCAGAAAAAGATAAAAGAAAAGTAGATAACCTTAGCAAAGCATTAGCCGTACACAAAAACTTGCTTGCTATGCCATCAGAGGCAGCTAACGCTATCTATAAGACACTTCCTGAATCTCAACAGCAGAATCTTGTAGACAATTTTGGCAATGAATCAGAAGAAGAAAAGCCAAAGGGATTACTCGGTACTGCAAACCATTATACTTTTTATCAAGGCTACAAGGCACTAAACTTTCTAGCCGATAGAACTAGCCAGGCTTATCGCGCAATAGCCATACCTCTTATTGAGCGTAAGGAAATTGGGTTTGCTTGGGATGAAGCAGGCAAAGACGGCGAAAAGGTTTACAACTCTGGACGTCTTGAAGCAGCAACCAGAAAATATGGCGATGCTCAAATTAAGATTGCTCAAAAAATCAGCGAAGGCGTAGATGTAGAAGATTTAATTCAGAGCGCTACTGAAGAAGAAAAGTATTATCTTCGTATTGCAGATCCTAGAAATAAAGAATCAAACAGAGAAGCAAGAGAAGAATTTGACGAAGCACTAAATGCTGTTAATGCTGCAAAGTTTTCTCCTGGTCGCCAACTAGCAAACCTTGTCGATATTGCAACACCTGGTGATTTTTACGAACAGGGCTTCTTTTACAAGATGGTATCTGGCGTTGGCGATGCTATATTCCGTTTACGCACAGACCCTTTTCTTGTACTAAGTAAAGCAAAAAGACTTTACGATATTAACCATTACGCGGTTGATGTAGTCGCATCACAGGCTGGTGGTAAAGGCGTAAGATTTGATAAGTACTTTGACCAACCTTCAACCATAGAGTTATGGGATAAAGCAGGCGCTTCTCTTAAAAAACTAAAAGAAGCCAAAGGCAAGAACCCTCAAGCTGCAGCAGAAGCAAGAAAAGAACTTGCTATACTTATGCCAGAATTTGGCCCAAGAGTAATAGATGAGTTTATTAAGGGACCTGCTCCTATCACAAGCGTTACTACCGCTAAGGCTTGGTTTGAAAACAGTAGAGATGTCTTAAAGGTCGTTACTGAAGGAGCCGTAGCTCGTCAAAGAGTTATTTTGCCTCGTATGACTCCTTCTCGCAAGGCACGAGTATTTACACTAACTCAGGCAAACAAAGTCTTTGATATTGGGAAAGTATCTCCAACCCTAGTGAACGCAGTATTTGGTTCTCCAAATAACGCAGATGGTTTACTTGACGATCTTGTTAATATGGAACCTGGTAAGTTAAGAGAAGCTCTAGATGGTGTTAGAGTAAAAGGAACTGCTAGATTTTCTATGCTTCAAATAGCATATGGTCTGGACAAGATTAAACGATCATTGACTCCAGTACCAATGTTTAAGAATGAAGAGTTTGACTTACTTGCAAAAGATGCACCAGACCAAATCTATCGTCTTGCTGCAATCTTTATGCCTACAAACTTTGCTTCATTGATGAAGGAAGTATATTCTGGAACAGATTCTATCGCTAAGAAAATGAGTCTGTACCAAGCACTCTTAAAGCAGACCAACAATGCTAGAGGTTTAGATTTAACAGATACCGGAAATACAGTATCTAGAATCCTGAGCAGAAAAGGTGATGTTCGCTACGGTCTAGGCGAAGGTGAATTGTCTAGAAAAGCGTTATTACCTAGTGAGATGAATACAACAGTCTCTGCTCCAAGCCTTGCAGATTTAGATATTCTAGCAGGCAAGAGCACCATTGCAAAAGTGGTACTAGGAACAGCTAACAGCAAATGGGTAGAAAGCATTACCAATGGTTGGTCATTCTTAACTCTTGCAGGTCCTCGTTATGCAATTAGAAATGCTGGCGAAGACTTAATGATTGGTCTTGCTATAGGAACAAGCCCTTGGGGTCTTGCAAAGCAAAGATATGTTTCCACTAGACTCAATACAGTCTTGCAAACCGCAAAAGGGCTAGACAAGATGGAAGCCTTTGCTGCAAATCCACTTGGCGTTATGCTTCGTTTTGTAAATAAAAAAGAAGCAGAGAGTAACGCAGCAAAAATAAAGGCTCTTGATGAAGAGATAGTCACAGGAAGAGAAGAACTCTTCCGTCTCAAAAAAGAACTTTATAGTATGACTGCGGTAACGTATGATGCTAAGAAGTCAAAAGAACTCGCTAAACAAATTTCAGATTTAGAAGATAGAATTGAAGGTGGAGTTGCTGGTCAAGTCAGAAAGATAATGGCAGAATCTTTATCTAAGGGCAAGATAGACACCTTCCTTCGCCAATTTGGAATTAAACTTGTAGACGACGAGTCTATTGATATTTTAACTGACCAGGTTATTTACGGAAATATCGACAATCTTTTATCTGAGGTATCTGAAGGTGCAGGAAACTTTGCCACAGGTTCTACCTACAACGAATCTGCACTGCAGTTAGTCAAGGATCTTGGAGTAGACGTTAGACCACTTAGACTGGATTTAACTACTTCAAAAAACAGATACACAGTAGCTGCTAACAAGGCAGGCTTTGGTACCAGAGCGATTACTAGCGACAAGAGCGAATCCTCATTAGTTGGGTACCTCCTACGTTTAAGCTTTTATGGCAACGATGAACTTGGTTCTCTTGCTTTGGCGAACGCAGACCTTCCTGAAGAGCAGACAATGAAGATACTTCTTAATTGGCTAAGAGACTCACGAGGCACAAAATTAAAGTCTGAAGCAACTGCAATCAATGAACTTGATGTAGATGACATTACATATGCAAGAGAAGTCCTCAATAGAGCTAAGCAGTTAATTACACGCAGGTCAGATGGAACAGTCAACAAGGAACTTTTAGATAAGATTCGCCAGTATGACCCATCTACTCCTTTGGGAACTGGTGTTAAGACCTATACTATTACAGGTAAACTAGGTTTGGACGATGTTCGAGGCCTTGATATCGATGACTTGCCAGCAGAATACGTTGGTCCAGAATTAGTTCCTGTTGTTGAAGAGTCACAGCGTACCTATAACCTGATGAAAAACGGTTGGGTTTGGCTTGGTCTTGCTAATGCACGTCTATCACGTCAGCCTATGGCTCTTTATGAAGCAGTTCGTATCCGTAAGGAAATGAGAAGCAGCGGTTTTGAGCAGAAGTTTATTGACGACTGGACAAAAGGCTTTAGCGAAGGAAGTCCTAACTACGCAGCTGCAGTAAAAGCTGCTAAAACAGAGCTAGCAAAGGCTGCAGAAGAACGAGCAATCGGACAAGTATTGTCTTATGTGGACAATCCTTTGATTAGATCTCAGGGTTCATTTGCTATCCGTAACTTTGCACGTTTCTACCGTGCTCAAGAAGACTTCTATAGAAGACTAGGTCGCCTTGCAAGATACAATCCAGAGGCGTTTGCAAAAGCCGCTGCAGTATTTGATGGCATAGACCACAATGGATTTATCCAGAAGGATGACCAGGGTAATTCTTATTTTGTTTACCCTCACTTTGCTCCTGGATACAGGGCAGTGCAAGTTGCACTAAAGGGAATGGGCATACCTCAAGACTTCAAGGTGCCATTCCCAGTACAGTTTGGTGGGTCTATTAAGATGCTCACACCATCTTTGAACCCAGACTCAATTCTTCCAACATTCTCTGGACCATTAGCTGCGCTATCTGTTACAACGCTAACCAACGTAGCAAACTTCTTGCCGTTTGAGGGAGCACAGCAGAACGCAGATACAATTACAGGTATGGTTTTAGGTAAGTATGCAGTAGATCAACCTCTTCTATCTAGACTAATGCCTGCTCACGTCAACCGAGCCATATCTGCTTTGAATCAAGATGAGAGAGATTCTCAGTATGCTTCTGCATACCGTAAAGCAATCACATATCTAGAAGCATCAGGTAATGGTTTGCAAGAAAAGATTGATGCAAACGGAAATGTAATAGCACCATCTCTTGCTGAAAGAGAAGCTTACAGAGAGAAGCTAAAGAATACGACTTTGTCTATTCTTGCTGTACGTTTTGTATACGGCTTCTTTGCACCTGCTTCACCATCAGTACAGTTAAAATCAGAAATGTCAGACTGGATTAGAGATTCCGATAGGGCTAGCTGGAAGCAAGTCTGGTACGGATTGCTTGAAAAGAACAATGGCAACACAGATGCGGCTATGCAAAAGTGGGTAGAACTATACCCAAATCAGGTTCCATACACTGTATCTGAATCAGAGCGCAAGACTGTTGCTTACTTCCAATCAGCTGAAGACGCAGGCAAGTTTGTTGATGAGAATGGCGAACTGTTCAAAACTTACAAAGACGGTGCAGCTTTCTTGATTCCGCATCAAGGAGCATTCTCTTGGGACGCCTATAAGACTATGAAAGATATGGGCTTAAGAGAGAATAAAAGAGTAGAAGACTACTTGTTGGAAGTACAGACAGCGGCTGATGCTCAGACTTATTACGACAGAAAAGATGAGTTCGATAACTCTATTACCAATATAGTAGATCCAGAAACCAGGAAGATACTTCGCAGACAGTACAATACCTGGAAAGATACCTATATGGCAGGCCGTCCAATGCTAGAAGAATATCTAGGCAAGGGTAGAGAAAAGGCAATAGAAAGAGTTAGAGCACTAGATGATTTATCAGCTATGCTTGATGACCCTAGATTCTCAAACATCCGACCTTCTACACAAAATGTTCTACGTGAAATGGTAGAAGCTTACCAAGGATATGTAAAGCAAAAAGATGTGTTTGATTTAATCGGTGGAAACGCTGACACCATAGATGTCATTAGGACTGGAACACTAAGAAGAATAAAAGACTTGTCTGGTTTTAATGAAAACACAATGGCAGCATATATGTCCATATTTAGTAGATTGCTAGGAGAGTAAATAAATGGCTAGCCTTAAAGAGCTGTTGGCAGATGCCAAGGCCAAAGAACTCGACCTTAAGAATAAAAAGGCAGCACTTAGAACAGCCTCTAAATTTACTGGATCAAGGTATGACAGTTTCAGAGAAAACCCTAAGAACAAAAGTCAGGTCGATGAATTAAGAGCACGTCAAGCTGAGGCTCAGAAAGCAGTCAAGGAAGCAGAAGATGCTTTTAAGGCTGCCAAAAAACTTGCTGATGATTTGGCTGAGGAAAGACGATTAAATCCAAATGCTGAAGAGAAGCAAAGATTAGCAGACGAAGCAGCCCGCAAGGGTGAGGTTTATGAGGGGCCAGAAGGAACCCAGTCAACTAATGTTGACATTGGTGACTTCACAAAGAAGATAGAAGTAGCCGGAAGATACATCGCAGAATTAGGCGATCCAGGTAGGAAGCAACTAGCCCAGCAGTTAAATGCTGTCTATGGATTAAAGATTCCTGTCACTGGAAAGTATTCTGCAGAATTAAAGAATGCTTACATTAAGGCATTATCTGATAACCTAGTACGCGCTACTGACTTTAACGAGAACATACCTTTTGAACAGTTCCTGGTAATAGCGGAAAAAGAAGGAACATACAGACGTCCTGGTGGCGAAGGCGGCGAGAATGACCCATTTGGTTCGCTTGCTGTTTGGGATAAAACTAAGACTAAAACTGAACTAACCGCACTCTTTAACGAGCTAGGTCTTGACAGAGATCCTACTGAAAAAGAAATAAACAATATCTTTGCCAAGCTCGACAAGAAACAAAAAGAGCAAAAGGCTACCGTAACTAAATACAAGATGATTAACGGTGTGCGTACTCAAGTAACTACACCTGGCTTTAATCAAGCAGCGTTTATTGTTGACCTTGTCAAGAATACCCAAGAGTATAAAGATCTTGTTGCCAAGAAGGCTACACAAGAAGAGAGCAAGAACCTTGCATCTGCTCAAACTTTGAGAAGCGTAGCAGATAAAAACGGTATCACTTTAGGTCAAGAACAGTTAGATACCTTTGTCAATAGAGTTAAAAAGGGTGAGGATATTAACCTTGTAGCAAATGATATCCGCAGGCTTGCCGCTATTGGCCAGCCAGATAACATTAAGAAGTTAATTGACCAAGGCGTTGACTTAGCAACCATCTACGACCCATACAAGAAACTAATGGGTGGTGTGTTAGAAATCAATCCTAATTCAATTCCTTTGAATGACCCAACACTTCGTATGGCTATCGGGCCAGACAAAGAAATGTCTTTGTATGAGTATCAGAGAATGCTACGCAAGGACAATCGTTGGCAGTACACTGATCAAGCACGTACCGAAGCAGCTGATGTTGCTAAGACCGTGCTCCGAGACTTCGGATTTATGGGGTAACAATGGCTAAACGTAGACTAGAACCCACTGTTACTATTGGTGGAGCACCAGCTGGGTACAAACCAGAAACAACTTTGCAATCTACTGCAACTTTAGGTGGAGCACCTGCTGTATATCGGCAAGTTACAACACCTAATTACATTACTGGTGCGGGTGTTCCTGGGGTTTCACCAGCTCCACAGGTTCCACAGGCTACGCCTTATCGTGGATTCCGCGCCGCAGAGGACGAGTCCAATATTGGCGCACCTGTCTACACACCATCAAGTTTAACGCAAACTGGTGAGTTTATAGAAGAAGACGAAAATAAAAGAAATACAGAAGACGCTACACAAAGACTTCTTTTAGAACGTCAAATAGCTGCAGAAGAAGAAGCAGACCGTCGTGATCGTCAGTCTGCCTATGACATTCTTTACAACGAATTTAATAAATATGGATTAGGTAGCCTAGTAGAAGACATCAAGTATCTTTTACAGTCAAACGTATCTCCATCGCAGTTTGCTCTGGAACTACAGAATACCAAGGCTTACCAACAGCGTTTCTCCGCTAACCAGAACCGTATCAAGTCTGGGCTTCGCGCCTTAACTCCAGCAGAGTATATTGGACTAGAGGACCAGTACCAGAACATTATGCGTAACTACGGGCTACCTGCATCTTATTACACTAAGGACACTACTGGTAAGCAATCAGGATTTGACAAGTTCCTAGAAGGCGATGTTTCTGCTTCTGAACTAGAAGATCGGATTATCACCGCACAAGACCGAGTACTAAAGTCTAACCCAGAAGTTCTTAATACTCTTAAAGCTTTCTATGGCAGCACTATTACTAATGGTGATATCTTGGCTTACACACTTGACCCACAGAATGCACTTAAGGATATTCAACGTAAGGTAACGGCTGCTGAAATCGGTGGCGCTGCAACTGCTGCTGGTCTAAGTATCGGTAAGACTGCAGAAGAAATCGCAGCATCTGAGGCTAGAGCGCAGATGCTTGCAGGTTACGGCGTAACTAAGCAAGCAGCTATGACTGGATTCCAAACAGTTGCTGATATTGCACCACGTGGTGGCGAACTTGCTGCATTCTATAACCGTCCTACATATGGCCAGATGGAAGCAGAACAAGAAGTGTTTAATCTAGAAGGAGCAGCTGCTGCTCGTAAGAAACGTCAACAACTTACAGCACTTGAGCAAGCATCCTTTAGCGGATCATCAGGTGCATCACAAGGAGCACTATCCCGCGATAGAGCTGGAAACATATAACAGACCTGCCACTAGAACCACCGGCCTAGTGGAGCGACAACAATACCGGTAGTAGGAGCCACGCTGGAGATCCCCAGAACTGCGTGAGGCCTGCGTTAACTATAACGAATGGGAGATGGACTATGTCCAACTACGAGTACGAGGACGACGATGACGATGTCACCACAAGTGACAACGGAAATGATCTCGTCAAACAGCTGCGTAAAGCAGCAAAGCAAAAGGATAAGGAACTCGCTGAGCTTCGTGCACAGTTCGAGGGAGTATCCAAAGCACAACGTGAACGAAACATTAAGGACGTTCTCGAATCTCGCGGAGTGAATAGCAAAATTGCTAAATTCATTCCATCGGACTTAGACCCAACTGAGGAGTCTTTGTCTAAGTGGCTTGACGAAAACGGAGACGTTTTTGGTTTTTCCACTGAATCCAACCAGCCTGTCGTCGACCCAGCCCAAGCTGCGGCGTATAAGCGAATGAATAGTGTTACTGAGCAAGGGTTAACTCCTGATGCTTCAGATGACATTATGCGTCGCCTTATGAACGCTAACAGCAAGGAAGAACTGGACGATATTATTAGACAGTCTGGACTCTAACCAACAACCGAAAGGCATAACCTAATGGCAGTTCCAGATGGTACGCTGACCGGCACATCCGCAGTAAGCAACCTAGTCAGAACAGCGTATGATCAATACGTTCGTATGGCACTACGTAGCATTCCAGTAATGCGCTCACTTGCAGATGTCAAGCCAGTCCAGCAAGCAATGCCAGGTTCATCAGTTGTATTCTCAATCTATTCAGACTTAGCTCAGGCTACTTCTACATTGACAGAAGCAACCGATGTATCTTCTATTGCTCTTGGTAATCCAAACCAGATTACAGTTACACTCAATGAATACGGCTCAGCCGTAACCACAACTAAGAAGCTCAATATGA